ATGTCCTTCTTCTTAAGCGGTATCGGCAACTTGCAGGTACTGCTGGACAATTGTCTTCAGCGCGAGCGTGACTATTTCAGTCAACCTGCAGGACAGCGTCGCTGCGCTGACCCATTCGTCTTCGTGCGAGCCGCACTTATTTACCGCAAGCGGCAGGACACGGGTGCCGAACGGGCAATCTGTGAGCGATGGGACCTCATCCTTCAAGATTTTGAGCGCCAGGCGCAGGCGGTAGAAATGTCCGGACGTGATAACGCCCTGGCTCTGCAGCTGCGTAGCCGCAAGCAGGTGCTAGAACGGCGCGACGCGACGCAGATGCGATTACTGCCGCAGCAACGCGAGACTAGCTAAACGCCTGGTTCTGATCGATAAATCAGAACCAGTAGATTTGCTATTGAGCTAGGCTAGATCTTCGCGTAGAGCTTAATTTGTAGTGTTGACCAACTCATACTGCCGGAAGCGGATCACCTCCTCACCCAGCCAGTCGTTGACCTGAGTCAGCCGTGCCTGCAGCGGCTCCAGCTCATTCGCCGCATACACCTCCGCGGCCTCCTTGATCGAACCGAATCCCCCCGCATTCTGCGGCACGATCCCCATCAGTTGCGGCGGGATCCGAAGGCCGGCGAGCATGTCGTCGCGCGTGATGCTCTTGATCGAGTTGAATTCGTCCTTCGCCGCTACCTCGCTGACCGGGATCAGTTGGATTCCGTCTTTCTTGCCGTTGGGCGCGTAGACGAACAGGTTGCGGAAGTTGCCCGGGCCCTTGGCCGAGCGCAGCGCGGTGCGCAGGGAGTCGATGTCCTCCTCCTTCTGGGCGGCGTCGGTCATGTAGAAGATGAAGCCGGCGTGGCTGCCGTTGTTGTAGTACTTGCGGCGGAACAGCGTGGCCGACTCGTTGAGCAGCGCCGACTGCATGGCGGCAAGCCACTCGGGCATGCCGTAGATCTCCTGGTTGATATCGGCTTCGCGCAGGTGGCAGATGGTGCCCGGGGCGAATTCGTGTTCGTCCCGCCAGCCGCGCACCTGGAAGAACTGGTCGCCCTCGCCGCGGCGCATGTACTTGGCCAGCACCGGCTGCAGGCTGACCGGGGTGCCCAAAAGCGACTTGCGCCTCTCCAGGTACGCATTGCCCGACCAGAGCCAATCCAGGGCGAACTGCTCGAAGGCCCCGCGGCTCAGCAGCTTGTGCGGGATAAACGTCCTCGCCAGGAGGTTGCGCTTGAACTTGAGCCCTGAGTCCAGATAGACGCTGGCCCGAGTGGCCTTGGCCAGCCCATCGAGCGACAGCGGCGGGTCGTAGTAGCGACCGTTGAACCAGCACTCAAGGTAGTCGAAGACCTCGCGGCCCTCGAGCACCGGAGAGGGATCGCCAAAGGTGAAGGCCTCAACCGGGCCAGGCGCCGCGGTGGCCTGGACGGCCAGGCTGGTGGAATCGCTCATCAGTAGATCTCCATGACGCCGGTATTGCGGGCGGTCTGCCCTTCCAGCGGCTCGTTGTGCAGGGCATGAAAGAGGGCCCACGCGAGATCCGCGTGGCCGGTGGTGTCGTTGCGGCCGGCGGTGTAGGTGAACTGGCGGCCGCTGGAGGTGGTGGTCTTGCGGATGGCCATCAGCGACTGGGCGACGTCGGTCCAGCCGGCGTCGAATTCGAGACGGCCGTTCTTGATCACGTCGTAGGCCTTGAGCACCAGCCGGGTCTTCACCTCCGGCGAGTAGCTGAAGGTGGTCAGCCCGGGGAAGAACTGGCGCACCAGCTGCGCGACGCCGCTGCCCATGCCGGTGACGTCGATGCCGATGTAGCTCACCCAGTAGCGCTGGCAGACCTGGCGGATCGCCTCGGCCTGGGCGGCGAAGTCCATGCCGCGGAACTGGTGGCGCTCCAGCACACGGAACTTGCCGCCCGGTACCGCCGGTGGCGCGACCACCACCAGGCCAGCGGTGTCGCCAGTCTCGGCCGGGTCATAGCCGACCCATACCGGGCGATCGCCCAGGGGGCGGGCTGCAAACGGTCTGTAGTCCTCGGCCCACTCGACCCAGCTGTCCACCATGCAGGGCTGCAGCATGGCCAGGGGGAAGATGCTCGCGCCGTCGTCGACGAACTGGCACATCAGCAGGTTCTGGAAGGCCTCGGCCGAGTACTCGAGCTTGAGCTCCTCCAGGTCGAACAGGTCGCAGCCGCGGGCCTCGGCATCCAAGATGGTGACGATCTGGCGCCAGATCCGGTCCTCGCAGAGCCGGCCCTGCTGCAGGGCGTTGTGGGAGACGTCCAGCTTGAGGTGCTGGGCGACGGGCTTGCCCTTGTTGAAGCGCTCGCCGGTCCAGAAGGTGTAGGCCTCATGGGCCATGGAGCTGGGCGTCGAGAAGTAGGTGCGGCGATACTGCTTCTGCATGGCCATGCCGCTGGCCACCTTGTTCAGCTCCTCGAAGCGGAAGGTCCAGAAGAATTCGTCGAAGTAGAAATTGCCGTGGTAGCCCTGGGCGGTGCGGGCATTGGTGCCCAGGAAGTGCAGCTCGGCGCCGTTGGCCAGGATGATCGGATCCCCTGTCACGTCGACGCCGCAGACCTCCCGGGCGAAGGCCTGGATGTACGCCTTGAAGATATGCGCCTGGTTCTTGCTGGCGGAGAGAAAGATCTGGTTGCGCCCGGTGATCAGGGCGTCCAGGAAGGCCTCGCGGGCGAAGTAAAAGGTGGCGCCGATCTGCCGGCTCTTGAGGATCGCTCGGGTCCGCTGCTGCCCTGCCCGGTACCAGTCCAGCTGGTAGCCGAAGCACTGGTCGCGGAAGGCGCTCTCCAGGGCCTCGATCTGCTCCTCGGTGAACTCGTTGCGCGCGGCCTTCTTCTTGGGCCCGGCATTACGGTTATCCAGCTTGGGATTGAGCTCGGCCTCAGTACCGCCGCCCTGGAAGCGCTGGATTCGCGCCTGGCGCTCCAGCTGGCGATGCAGCAGGTCGATCTCCTTGAAGTCGCCGCCGGACTTGGCGTCTTTGAGGATCAGCTGCACCAGGCGCGCTTCCAGCGCCCCGCCGATCCGCTCGACGTTGTCGGCCCGATCCCACTCGTCTCTGGCCTTCCAGCTATGGACGGTCTTTTCCTTCTCCTCGATCGCCTCGGCGATCTCCGTCACCCGCCAGCCCATCCAGTAGAGATGCTTGGCGCGGCGGCGCACGTCCATCAGCAGGTCGTTGGACGGGATAGGCACGGGGTCGGATACAGGTAGGCTTTTCATGGCCGCCAGACTGCCGCCCCGGCTCCCTCCTCCATAGCGCGCGGATTTGTACAGCGCGCCGCTACAACGGCCCCTCGTTGCTGGGACGCGCGCGCGTCCCGACCATGCCCCTCATCGCCCAAGCACTCCCGCTAAGCCTTTGAGGATCCCCGGCATGGCCGACCCCAAGACCCCGAAACTTCGCTCTCCCTTTTTCCGCGTCGCCGTCGAGGGCGCCACCAGTGATGGCCGCCAGATCGAGCGCGCCTGGATCGAGCAAGCCGCAGCCAGCTACAACCCCAAGACCTACGGCGCCCGCATCTGGATGGAGCACATCCGTAGCAGCGTGGCGGACAGCCCCTTCAAGGCCTACGGCGACGTGGTGGCGGTGAAGGCCGAAGAGGTCGAGATCAACGGCCAGAAGAAGCTGGCCCTCTTCGCCCAGATTGAGCCCACCGCTGACCTGGTGGCCATGAACAAGGCCAAGCAGAAGATCTACACCTCGATCGAGATCTCGCCCAAGTTCGCCGACACCGGCGCCGCCTACCTGGTCGGCCTAGGCATCACCGACAGCCCCGCCAGCCTCGGCACCGACGTGCTGTCTTTCGCTGCGGCCAATCCGGCGGCCAACCCCTATGCCAGCCGCAAGCTGCACGCGGACAACCTCTTCACCGTGGCCGAGGAGACGGCCCTCACCTTCGACGAGGTCGAGGACAAGCCCGGCCTGGGCGCCCTGCTCTTCGCCAAGGTCCAGGAGCTGCTCAAGGGCAAGGAGGCACAGACCCAGGGCGAGTTCGCCCAGTTCGGCGCCGCGGTCACCGCCGTGGCCGAGCACGTTCGCGAGCAGGATGAGCGCTTCACCCGCGCCGAGGCTGCACTCACCGAGCTCGCCGGCAAGCACCAGCAGCTGCAGACCGACTTCTCCGCCCTGCAGCTGCAACTCAGCCAGACCCAAGACCCCAACCAACCCAAGCGCCCTCCGGTCACCGGCGGCGATGGACAGAACCTGACCGACTGCTGATCAGCCGTTCACCTTTCCGGAGAGATTCATGCGTAACGATACCCGTGTGCTGTTCAACCAATACCTGGAGCAGGTCGCCAAGCTATCCGGCGTCTCCTCCTCCGCGGCGACCTTCGCCGTGGCGCCTACCGTCCAGCAGAAGTTGGAGACGCGCATCCAGGAGTCCAGCGACTTCCTGAGCAAGGTCAACGTCATCCCCGTCGACGAGCTGATGGGTGAAAAGGTCGGCCTGGGCGTCTCCGGCACCATCGCCGGCCGCACCGACACCAGTGGTACCGCCACTCGCCAACCCCGCGAGATGCAGGCGCTCGACAATCGCGGCTACGAGTGCAAAAAGACCGACTTCGACACAGCCATCACCTACCAGCTGCTGGATACCTGGGCCAAATTCCCCGACTTCCAGTCTCGCCTGCGTGACGCCATCGTGAAGCGGCAGGCCCTGGACCGCTTGATGATCGGCTTCAACGGCACCAGCGCCGCGGCCACCACCAACCGCGCCACCAATCCGCTGCTGCAGGACGTGAACATCGGCTGGCTGCAACAGTACCGCAGCAATGCACCGCAGCGCGTGCTGAAGTCGGGCAAGGCCGAAGGCAAGATCGTGATCGGTACCGGCAGCGACGCCGACTACAACAACCTGGACGCCCTGGTCTTCGACGCGGTCAGCAACCTGATCGACCCCTGGTTCCGCAAGGATCCAGGACTGGTGGTGATCCTCGGCCGCGACCTGGTGCACGACAAGTACTTCCCGCTGGTGAATAAGGAGCAACCCGCCTCCGAGAAGCTGGCTACCGACGTGATCCTGGCCCAGCGCCGCATGGGCGGCCTGCAGCCGGTGGAGGTGCCGTACTGCCCGGACAACGGGATGCTCATCACCTCGCTGCAGAACCTGTCGCTGTACTACCAAACCGGTGGCCGCCGCCGCTTCGTCAAGGAGGCGCCGGAGAAGAACCGCATCGAAAACTACGAGTCGAGCAACGACGCCTACGTGGTCGAGGACTACGGCTTCGGCTGCCTGATCGAAAACATCGTGACGGGCGTGTAAGCCATGGCCTCCTCTCCCGCGAAAAGCCACTTCCAGGCAGCTGCAGCGGCGCTCGCTGCCGCGGCCGCCGGGCCGGCCGACAGCATGGCGGGCCGCACCGTGTACGAGCAGCAGCTGGCCCAGCTGCTGCAGGACCGGCTGCGACTCAAGCAGGTGCAATCCACCCAGGCCAAGGCCGAGCTCAAGCGGCAGCTGCTCGGCGCTTACGCCGACTACGTCAGCGGCGTGCTCGAGGGCGGCAATGGCGCCCAGGACGAGGTGCTGGTCACCGTGATGATCTGGCGCATCGATGCCGGCGAGTTCGCCGGCGCCCTGGACATCGCCGCCTACGTGCTGCGCCACGGACTGCTAATGCCCGATCGCTTCGAGCGCACCCCGGGCTGCCTGATCGCCGAGGAAGTGGCCGAGGGTGCACTGGCGGCGCAGAAGGCCGGCCAGACCTTCGACCTGGACATCCTGGTCCGCACTGCCGTGCTCACCGATGAGCACGACATGCCCGACGAGGCGCGCGCCAAGCTCTATCTGGCAATCGGCCGGGCTGAGCTGGCCGACGTCGACGAGGATCGACCTGGCCGCCCGGGCCAGCTGGTCTCGGCGATCGAGATGCTGCGCAAGGCGATTGGCTTACACGACCGCTGCGGCGGCAAGAAAGACCTGGAACGGGCCGAGCGCCTGGCCAAGAAACATGCCGCCCCTGGCGGCTAACCGAGCGGTCCCCCGCAACCCCGCCGGCTCGGGGCGGATCGGCCAGGCCTCGCCTAGGACCGTGAAGCCCCGACCACCGGCGACCCATTCGAGAGCAGCACCATGAGCGGATTCGTTGCAGGCGGCACCGTCGCCAGCGGTCAAGTGGTGTCCGACCCCTTCTGGCCGGCGATCGATCTGGACCAGGTCCGCGCGCGGCTGCGGATCGACAGCAGCGTCAGCACTGAGAAGCTGAAAGCGGCGGTGATCGCCGCGGCCATCGGCGTCAACCGCGAGCTCGCCGGCTACCGCTTCGCCCAGTCCACCAGCGGCTACACGACCCTGGCCGCCGTGCCCGGGCTACTGGTCGAAGGCGTCAGCGAGCGTGCCCACCTCTACCTGCGCGCGATCGATGCCGCCACCGCGGCCGAGGTCGCCGAGCGATACCGCAGCTATGACAGCACCGCCAAGGGCGACAAGGATGCCGAGGCTCAGACACCCACCATCGACGAGTACCGGCGTGATCAGCGCTGGGCCATCCGCGACTTCCTGGGCCTGGCCCGGACCACCGTGGAGCTCATCTGATGGCCACCGTCGTGCGCGCCCAGCAAGGCGACACCCTGGACCGGATCTGCCTGCGGCACTACGGGCGCACCCAGGGCGTCACCGAGGCCGCGCTCGAAGCCAACCCGGGCCTGGCCGAGCTCGGCCCCATCCTGCCGATCGGCACCCCTATCACCCTGCCAGACGCCCCCGCCCAAGCCTCTGCCGGCATCGCCGCGCAGCAGCCGGTGAACCTCTGGGACTGACCCCATGCACGAGAAACTCCTATGCCCGACCGTCCCGACACCTGGGCCTGGCTCGCCGCCTGGCTCGAACACAACTGGCCTGCGCTCTACGCCGGGCTGGTAGCTGGCGTCATTGCCGCCCTGCGCATCGCCTACGGCGGCGGCACCCTGCGGCGCGTGCTGCTCGAAGCGCCGCTCTGCGGCGCCCTGGCCCTGGCCGCAAGCCACGGTCTTTCCCTGCTGGGCATCCCCGCCAGCACCGGCCCCTTTTGGGGCGGAATCATCGGCCTGCTGGGCGTCGAGGGCACTCGCGCAGCGGCTAAACGCTTCGTCGAACGCAAGGTGGAAACGCAATGAACCAGCCCAAGATCCTGCTCATCGGCGCCCACGGCCTGGCCGTGCGCGACCTGCAGAAAGCCCTGGCCGCGGCCGGCTTCACCGTCGACCTGGATGGCGCCTACGACGAAGGCACCGAGCAAGCAGTCGAAGCCTTCCAGCGCTCTGTCGGCCTGGTGGCCGATGGCATCGCCGGCCCTAAGACCTTCGCCGCCTTGCTCGGCAAGCGCGACCCACTCCATCTGGGGTACGCCGACCTCGAGCTCGCTGCCAAGACCCTGGGCGTCCCCGTCGCGGCCGTTCAGGCGGTCAATGAGGTCGAGTCCAAGGGCGAAGGCTTCCTGGAAAACGGCAAGGTCGTGATCCTGTTCGAGCGTCACGTCTTCTACCAGCGCCTGGTCAAGGCCCACGGCCAAGCAGAGGCCGACCGCCTGGCAGCCCTCAACCCGAACCTGATCAACCCGAAGTCGGGAGGCTACGCCGGAGGCGTGGCGGAGTGGCAGCGCTTGACCTCGGCCCGCCAGATCGACGAGGCATGTGCGCTGGAGTCGTGCAGCTGGGGCCTGTTCCAGGTCATGGGCTACCACTGGCAGGGCCTGGGCTATGCCAGCGTCCAAGATTTCGTCACCCGCATGCAGGCCAGCGAGGCCGAGCAGCTCGACGCCTTCGTCCGCTTCGTCAAGGCGGAGCCCGCCCTGCTCAAGGCGCTCAAGGCCGGCAAGTGGGCTGACTTCGCCCGCGGTTACAACGGCCCGGCCTACGCCCGCAATCTCTACGACGTGAAGCTCGAGCGCGCCTTCGCCCGCTACAGCGCCGCCGCACCGGCTAAGGACGCCGCATGACACCCGTCACCGACGTGCAACGCCTGGAGCCGCAGGATGGGGAGGTCTTCATCCTGCCGGCCGGCGCGTCCTTTGAAGAAGCCGAGCGTCTCTGTGAAGCCATCCAGACCGCCAAGCCGGGCGTGCGGGCTGTCGTGGTGATCGGCGAGCTCGAGCACCTGGACCAGGCGGCGATGAACCGCGCTGGCTGGTACCGCCAGTGATCAGCTGGAAGGAGAAGGCGCTCTTCGCGCTTGCCCTGGCCCTGACGATCGCCGTGCTGTGCCTGACCCTCTATGCGCAGGGCCTGCGCATCGACAAGGCCAACCAGAAGCGCGAGGCCGCCGAGGACCAGGTCACCCAGCTGACCGGCGAGCGCGACCACCTCACCGCCACCCTCACCCAGCAGCGGGCCGCCCAGGCCCAGCTGCAGACCACCCAGCAAGACCTGCGCCGCGAGATCGATGTCCGCAAGCGCCGGATCCAGGAGCTCGAAGATGAAAACGCCGACCTCAGGGCTTGGGCTGGCCAGCCTCTGCCTGCTGTTGCTCGCCGGCTGCGCCAGCGGCCCGTCCTCACCGGAGCCACGGCTTACCGTGAGTGGCTGTCCAGTGGTAACGCGCTGCCAGCTGCCGTCGACCGCCCCGCGCAATAACGGCGAGCTCCTGAACGACAGCGAGGCCCTGGAAGCGGCTTGGGCCGACTGCGCCGCCCAGGTCGATATGGTCTATGAAGCCCAGCAGGCACACCCATGAACAAGCCCGAGAGCCTGCGCGCCCACTTGCTCGCCGCCGTGCCAGAGCTGCGCTACAGCCCGGACCGGCTGCTGGTCTTCATCGACAAAGGCAAGCTGCGCTGCACTGCCGCGGCCAGCCTGTCCTGGGAGTACGGCTACGAACTGCAGATCATCCTCACCGACTTCGCCGGCCATCCGGACGCCGTGATGCTGCCGCTGCTGGCCTGGGTCCGGACGAACCAGTCCGAGCTGCTGGCCAACCTGGACAAGTCCGCCCAGGGCATCGGCTTCGAGGCCGACATCCTAGACAACTCCAAGGTGGATCTGGCCATCACCCTGCCGCTCACCGAGCGCGTGATCGTGAAACGTCAGCCGGACGACACCTATCAGCTTGAGCACGCACCAGAGCGGCCTTGCACGGAGTACCAGGAGCCAGGCACCTGGCAGGTCTTCGCTGATGGCGAGCTGCTGGCCGAATGGCACTCGGGATCCGCCGGCGACGCCCTGGCCCTGGAAACGCCGCACCCAGGTCGCAGCGGTGGCTAACCTCGAGGCGCTGGAGACCTGGCTCTCGCCGTTGCTGCAGAAGCTCGACGGTCGCGGCCGGGCCCAATTGGCCCGCAAGGCTGCTCATCAACTGCGCCGCAGCCAGCAGCAGCGGATCCGCGCCCAGGCGAACCCGGACGGCTCGCCGTTCGAGGCCCGCAAGCCGCGGGATCTGCGTGGCAAGAAGGGACGGATCAAGCGGCGCATGTTCGAGAAGCTCAAGATGGCCCGATACCTCAAGGCCAAGGGCACTCCGCAACAGGCGGTGATCGGCTTCGCCGGCCGCGTCTCCCGCATCGCCCGCGTCCACCAGTACGGCCTGAAAGACCGCGCCGAGCGCGGAGCTCCAGAAGTGAGGTACGCTAAACGTGAACTAATCGGCCTCGACCAAAAGTCGCTCGAGGAATTGCGGTCCACCCTTATGGATAGCTTAGATGGATAACGCCGACAGCAACAACTGTATCTATTGCAACTCGACCGGCCCATTTAACGAAGAACACGTATTTTCGGCTGGGCTAGGAGGGGATGATAATAACTTTTTACTGAAGAACCTTGTATGCCAACACTGCAATACCGAAGTCTTCAAGCGTTTTGAAAATGAAGCTTTCAGACGGTCCCCTATCGCTATAGCAAGACAGTTCTTGCAGAACCATGGGAGAAAGCGTAGCGGAAAAACTACGGAGCCAGGAATCATAACCAAAGAAACAACAATCTTAGATAGCGAAAGTGGCGAACCGCTGGAAGCACGCTTCAGAGGCAAAGGCAGCGCGTCGATACTGCCTCAGCTATTATTTTTTCCGGAGTCCTGCTGCCCATCAGGAGAAGACCCGAAAGATTTAGCAACACTATACCAGAGATTGCGTTTGATATTGAATGAAAATGAAGTTACCACCATTAAGAAAGTAAATAATAAACTTTTCGAACTATGTAGGTACTCCATAGGCATTGATCGGCTCGAAACAAAAGAGCAAGCCAGGACTTCTAAACCGACGAAGATGGGCATATGGCTACCCGAAGCCTTCAAAAAAACGCCTAGCATTAAACAGATAGCAAGACTGTATTTAGACGATAAAAATATCAATGTGCGATCAAGCGATCAGCATAATTCAGATATACCCAAAATACTTTTTCGAGCACTTAAAGCACTACCAGATCTAGAAGAGCAGTGTGCCTCTCTAAACACATGCACAATGACTAACCCGCTTATATCCAGCAGCATGGCCGTGGATATATATTGCATCGACAGAACACTGGTAAAAAATGCAATCAATCTTATAGCCTTCCTTATGGGAGCGAACTACATAAGGGATGCAGCATTTGCTAGAGCCAAGGAATTTGTTCTATCCGGAAAGGGCAACCTCCCGACGAATTTCACAACTGAAGATTCTTTTCTAACAAAAATATTATCTGGAGTGCCAGCCGATTGCCATGTAATCATACTGTCTGCTGCCGCTGATAATGATGGAGTGCGTGTAGCTATTGGCTTCCGCCTATATGGGTCAGGATTTTATAAATATCAGATAGCGCAAGGACTTCCACCTCCACCGAATTACCTGCCGGCTTTGTGCCTAATTCACTACAACAAAAATGTCGTCGAAACTTTTACACTGCCCGAATTCATGAGCAAATACCTAAACGACCCTCGTAAGCTTTTGTAGCGAACCACACTACAAATCTCGCAGGCTGCCAGGCCAAAACGTAGCAGCCATCCTCCGCGGCATGACCGACATCGCCGCCCTCTCCCGCCTTATCGAGAACCTGATCCGCCTCGGCACCGTCGCCGAGGTTGACCATGGCAGTCTCCCAGACAAGCGCCCTGCCCGGGTTCGGGTTCAGAGCGGCGACCTGCTGACCGGCTGGCTGCCCTGGACCGCTCTGCGTGCTGGCACCACCCGCGATTGGGATCCGCCCACCGTGGGCGAGCAGGTGCTGGTCCTCAGCCCCAGCGGCCAGACCGCCCAGGGCATCGCCATTACCGGACTGTTCAGCGCCCTCATTCCTGCCAATGGCGATCGCGCCGGCCTGCACCGCCGCACCTACCCGGACGGCGCCGTCGTCGAGTACGACAGCGAAGCCCATCGCCTGCGCGCCATCCTGCCCGCCGGCGGCGTCACCGATCTGACCAGCACCGGCGGCATTAACATCGTCGGCCCGATCAACCACCAGGGCAACTACACCCAGACCGGCAACCAGAACGTCACCGGCAAGGTGACCGTCAGCGAGGACGTGGTCGCCGCCGGCATCAGCCTGGTCAAGCACAAGCATGGCGGCGTCCAGAGCGGCGGCGCCCAGACTGGAGCGCCGGCATGAACCGTAGCACCGGCCTGACCGTCACCGACCTCGAGCACCTACAGCAGTCCGTGGCCGACATCCTCACCACGCCGATCGGCAGCCGCCTGATGCGCCGGGACTACGGCTGTGACCTGTTCAGCCTCATCGATCAGCCCCTCAACGGCGCCCTCGCCCTCCAGGCCAAAGCGGTGGTCGTGATCGCCCTGCTGCGCTGGGAGCCGCGCATCAACCTGACCCGCATCGCCCTGGCGTTGGGCGACGAGGCTGGCCAGGCCTTCGTCGACCTCGAGGGCTACAGCACCGTGACCAACACCGCCGTCAGCCTGCGGGCTCCGCTCACCCTGGGAGGCACCCGGTGACCACCTTTACCCCGATCGATCTCAGCCAGCTGCCGGATCCGGCCGTCATCGAGGCGCTCGACTTCGAGACCCTGCTCGCCGCGCGCAAAGCCAAGATGGTCAGCCTCTGGCCTGCTACCGAACAGGCCGTCATCGCCGCGCGCCTGGAGCTGGAATCCGAGCCGCTGACCAAGCTGCTGCAGGAGAACGTCTATCGCGAGCTGCTGCTGCGCCAGCGGGTCAACGAAGCGGCGCTAGCCACCATGCTGGCGAAGGCCACAGGGACCGACCTCGAGCAGATCGCCGCCGGCGTCAACCTGACCCGCCTGGTCGTCACCCCGGCCATCGCCAGCGCCGTTCCGCCCACCGCGGCCGTGATGGAAACGGACGACGCCCTGCGCGAGCGCGTGCAGATGGCCTGGGAAGGCCTGAGCGTTGCCGGCCCGCGCAATGCCTACATCCTGCACGCCCGCAACGCCAGCGGCCTGGTAGCCGATGCCAGCGCCATCAGCCCCAGCCCGGCCGCCGTAACTGTCACAGTCCAGGCCCTGACCGGCGACGGCACCGCGTCGGCCGATCTGCTGGCCACGGTCAGCAAGGCCCTCAACGACGAAGACGTCCGCCCAGTCGGCGATCGCCTGACCGTGCAATCCGCGCAGATTCTCCGGTACCAGGTGACGGCGATCCTGCACCTGGCCAACACCGGCGCCGAGGCCGAGGTCATCCTGGCTACCGCCAAGGCGAACCTCACCACCTACGTCAATCAGCGGCGGCGCCTAGGCGTGCGAATCCCGCGGTCCGGCATCGATGCCGCGCTCCACGTCGCTGGCGTCGCCTGGGTCGAGCTGGTCGGCTGGCAGGACGTCACCCCTACCGAAGCCCAAGCGGGCTACTGCACCGCCACCAGCGTCACCGTGGGGAGCTAAGGCATGACTGCCCTGCTCCCTCCCAACAGCACCCGCCTGGAGCGCCTGGCCGCCGAGGCGCTGGCCAGCATCGGCGACGTGCCGGTCCCGCTGCGCGACCTGGGCGATCCGGATCGCTGTCCAGTCGCCCTGCTGCCGTATTTGGCCTGGGCCCGTTCGGTCGATCGCTGGGACAGCACCTGGAGCGAGGCCACCAAGCGGCAGGTCATCAAGTCCGCCTACTTCGTCCACGCCCACAAAGGGACCATCGGCGCCCTGCGCCGGGTGGTCGAGCCGCTCGGCTATCTGATCCGCGTCCGCGAGTGGTGGCAGGAAAACCCGACCGGCACGCCCGGCACCTTCCGCCTGGACATTGGCGTCCTGGACACAGGTATCACCGAGGCCATGTACGACGCCTTGTCGCTCCTGATCGACGACGCCAAGCCGGTCAGCCGCCACCTCCTGGGCCTGGCCATCAGCCTCGAGGCCCGCGGCCCGGTCGGCCCGCACCTGGCCGCCTATGGCGGCGAGATCCTCACCGTCTACGCCTACCAACCCGAAGCCATCGTCGTCAGCGGCAGAGCCCTGCTGGGCGCCGGCGGCACCCATAGCATCGACACCCTGAGCATCTACCCATGAGCCAGACCTACTACGCCATCCTCACCGCCATCGGCGAGGCCAAGCTCGCCAACGCCGCGGCGCTCAACACCACCCTCAGGATCGCCAAGATGGCCGTGGGAGACGGCGGCGGCGTGGTCCCCACGCCCAACCGCAGCCAGACGGCGCTGGTCGGCGAGTGGTACCGCGCCGGCCTCAATACCCTGGCAGTGGATCCCAGCAACACCAGCCAGATCATCGCCGAGCTGGTGATTCCGGAAGCCACCGGCGGCAACTGGATCCGCGAGATGGGCCTCATCGATGCCGATGGCAACCTCATCGCCGTGGCCAACACCCCGCCCAGCTACAAGCCGCAGCTGGCCGAGGGCTCCGGCCGCACCCAGGTGCTGCGCATGGTGCTCATCGTCAGCAGCGCGAGCGCGGTGGAGCTCAAGATCGATCCCAGCGTGGTGCTGGCCACCCGGCAGTACGTCGACGACGCCATCACCGTGGCCGTCAACCGCCTGGACGATAAGCAATCGGTGCGCGTGGCGAGCACGGCAAACCTGGCCCTGTCCGGTACGCCCACCGTCGACGGCATCGTCCTGGCCGTGGGCGATCGGATCCTGGTCAAGAACCAGGACACCGCCAGCCAGAACGGGCTCTACCTGATCGCGGCCGGCACCTGGAACCGCGCGCTGGATGCCGACGCCAGCAGCGAGGTCACCCCGGGCCTAACGGTCTACGTCGAGCAGGGCACCGCCCAGGCTGACACCATCTGGAAGCTGGTCACCGATGCGCCCATCGCCCTGGGTACCACGGCGCTGACCTTCGCTGACATCACCAGCGGCTATGCCCCGCTCAAATCGCCGACCTTCACCGGCGATCCCAAGGCGCCGACACCGCCGCGCTTCGACAACGACACCAGCCTTTCGACTACCGAGTACGTCAAGGCGAGGGGGCTTGAGTTCTCGGCGATCAAGGACATCGAAGCCGTCGGCGCGACCTTGTTAGCCGATGATGTCGGCAAGGTCATTCGGATCAATCTGCCGACGACCGGCGCCGTGGTACTGCCTGCCCTATCTGCGCTACCGGTGGGGGCTGCGCTGCTGCTCAAGAACACCTCCACTTCGACCCTGGTGGTGGTTACGCCTGCCGCTGGCGAGACCTTGTCGCAAGCGTTAACGCTGCCCCCACTGTGCTCGGCTTTGCTGGTTGCTCGCCCTGAAACGAAGGCATGGATGGTGCTCGGCGGCGCCGCTGAGGCGTTCGCGGCTGTTAGCTCGAACGTGGTTGGTCAGCTCGGTTTTCGGAATCGCTTTATCAATCCGTCGTTCCTCTATTGGCAACGAGGGGCAAAGGCATCGCTATCTAATCAGTCCGTATATGCTGCGGATCGGTTTATTTGTTCAACCGGAACTGGCGGCGCTTGCACCGTTTCTGGTCTCGTACATGCTACGGGTTCGGGTCTCGGAACGAGCTATCTGAATTGGGTGCAAACAACTGCAGCCAGTAATTCTCCAGCGCTAACCCAGCGCATAGAGTCAGTGCGGACGCTGGAAGGCAGAAAGGCAACTTTTTCCCTCAATGGCTCGGCCTCGGCGCCCCTCAATTGCACGTTACTCGCTCGCCAATACTTCGGGTCGGGCGGGAGCCCGAGCGCAATGGTTGAGACGGTTGTTGGAAACTTTACTCTGCCAACGAGCTGGGCGCGCACTTCGCTAACCTTCGACATTCCGAGCATTTCAGGCAAAACGCTAGGGACAAACGCCGACAATTTTCTAGAGATACTGGTTCTATTCCCTGCCGGCGCGACCTTCACCGTCAACACGTGGGATTGGCAGCTCGAAGAGGGTGCCATTGCGACGCCGTTTGAGATAAGGCCGTTGGCGCTAGAGCTCATGCTATGCCAGCGCTATTACGAAACTAACATCTTCGATATTAGCTTCTGGGCTGGGGCCAGTGGGCAATCCACCTATGCAACGCAGCCCTTCAAAGTAAGCAAGCGAGCGGTCCCCACAATGACGTCCACCGACGTCAGCTTATCCAACACATCAGCGATTGTAATCACCAATACAAGAATCGGAGGGTTCCTTGCGGGGGCCAGATCGAGCGCTGCTGGCGTGCAATGTTACTGCTCATATACTTGGATTGCAGAGGCGGAACTTTGATATGTCTATCTATAAATATAGACCGGGTGGAGTTGTCCGTATTTCGGATGGCGCGTTAATACCAGACGATCCAACTAACGCTGATTGGCGCGCGTACTGCGAATGGGTCGCAGCCGGAGGCGAGACCGCGCCGGCGTATTCATTGGACGACGCAAAGGCCTTAAAGCTCGTGGAGCTGGACGACGCTTGCGCCTCGAGCATCATTGCGGGATTTAACTCCGACGCACTGGCCAGCTCCTACCGTTACCCCTCCAAGGCATCGGACCAGAGCAACCTGCAGGCGTCGGTCCTGGCATCGCTCTTCCCCGGCCTGGCCGAGGACTGGGCCACGCCCTTCTGGTGCCAGGACGCAGCGGGCACCTGGGCCTACCGGCCGCACACCGCCGCCCAGATCCAGCGGGTAGGCACCGATGGCAAGGACGCCATCAATGCCTGCATCGCCCAGAAGATCCAGCTCGAGGAGCAGTTGGCCAAGGCCAAGACCCTGGCCGAGGTCGTGGCCATCACCTGGACGCCGCCGCAGTGATCCACCTGGCCCTGTACAAGGCGCCGGGTGACACCTACGACCGCCTCATCCGCGCCTGGACCCGCAGCCCCTACTCACACTGTGAGCTGATGCTGCCGGACGGCCGCTTCGTCACCAGCTCGCCCCGGGACGGCGGCGTGCGGGCCAAGAAGATCGACCAGGATCCAACGGTCTGGGACTTCCTGCCCCTACCCTGGATCCAGGCTGCTCACGTCGAGCAGCTGCTCGAGCAGGAAGCCGGCGCCGGCTACGACTGGCTCGGCATTCTCGGCAGCCAGATCCTGCCGGCCGGCATCCAGAGCCGGTCGCGGTGGTTCTGTTCGGAGTTCTGCGCCCACGTCCTGGACCTGGAGCAGCCCCAGCGCTACAGCCCTGGGCAACTGGCTGAGGCTGTCCGCTGGGCCTCGAATCTTGGCCCTCTTGTGTAGCGGCCACCCCTACACATCCCGCCCCGCGACCCGCGCGCGCGGATCCGCCAGCCTGTGCAGCGTCACCTACCCACCTGCGCAGGCTTATTCCCCATGGCTGACTACCATCACGGCACGCGAGTCCAAGAGATCAATCAGGGCACGCGGTCCATCTCCACCGTTTCCACCGCCATCGTTGGCATGGTCTGCACCGGCAGCGATGCCGATGCCACGGCCTTCCCCCTCAACACCCCGGTCCTGCTGACCAACGTCCAGGGCGCAGTCGGCAAGGCCGGCACCAAGGGCACCCTGGCGCCCTCCCTGCAGGCGATCGCCGACCAGGCCAAGCCCATGACCGTTGTGGTACGCGTGGCCGAAGGCAACACCGCGGCCGAGACCACCTCGAACATCATTGGCGGCGTCACCGCGGGCAAATACACCGGCATGAAAGCCCTGCTCGCCGCCAAGGCGCAGCTCGGCGTGGTGCCTCGCATTCTGGGCGTTCCTGGGCTCGACACCCAACCAGTCACCACCGCCCTGGTGGCCATCGCCAAGCAGCTGCGCGGCTTCGTCTACGCCAACTGCAATGGCTGCACCACCAAGGAAGAAGCCGTCGCCTACCGCAACCAGTTCGGCGCTCGCGAGCTCATGCTGCATTGGCCGGAGTTCCTGGCCTGGTCCACCACCGAGAACAAGACCATCACCGTCAACGCCACCGCTCGGGCCTTGGGTCTGCGTGCCCAGCTGGACCGCGACATCGGCTGGCACAAGACTCTGTCCAACGCCACCGTCGAGGGCGTGACCGGCATCAGCCGGGACGTCTTCTGGGATCTGCAGGACACCGCCACCGATAGCGACTACCTCAACAGCAACGAGGTGACCACGCTCATCAATCACGACGGCTACCGTTTCTGGGGCTCGCGCACCTGCAGCGAGGATCCGCTGTTCGCCTTCGAGAACTACACCCGCACCGCCCAGGTGCTGGCCGACACCATGGCCGAGGCGCACTTCTGGGCCGTGGACAAGCCGATGCACCCGAGCCTGGTGCGCGACCTGGTCGAGGGCATCAACGCCAAGTTCCGCGAGCTCACCCGCCAGGGCTACCTGCTGGGCGGCGAGTGCTGGTACGACGCCGATGCCAACGAGAAAGAGTCGCTCAAGGCCGGCAAGCTCTTCCTGGACTACGACTACACGCCCGTCCCGCCGCTGGAAGACCTCACCCTGCGCCAGCGCATCACCGACCGCTTCCTGGCTGACTTCGCGACCCGCGTAAACGCCTGATCCTGATCAATCGGCGCCCACTGGGGCGCCCTCTGGAGAGCTGCCCCATGGCCATGCCCCGCAAACTCAAGAACCTCAACCTCTTCAACGACGGTAACAGCTACCTCGGCATCGCCAAGGGCTGCACCCTGCCGCCCCTGGGCCGCAAGATGGAAGCCTTCCGCGGCGCCGGCATGAACGGCCCGGTCAAGGCCGACCTCGGCTTCTCCGACGACGGTATCCAGCTGGAATGGACCCTCGGCGGCCTGGATCTCGTCGCCCTAAAGCAATTCGGCGCCGTGGGCGCCGCAGCCGTGCCCCTACGCTTCGCCGGCGCCTACCAGCAGGACGACACCGGCGACGTCAGCGCGGTGGAGATCGTCGTCCGCGGCCGCCACGAAACCATCGACATGGGCGAGGCCACGCCTGGTGAAGACACCGAGCACAAGATCACCACCACCTGCAGCTACTACAAGCTGACCGTGGACGGCCAAACCGTTATCGAGATCGACCTCCTGGCCTTCGTCGAGAACGTCGGTGGCGAGGATCGCCTGGCCAAGCAGCGCGCCGCCCTCGGCATCTGATCCCTCCCCCTTTTCCGGCCCGCTCTGGCGGGCAATCCCTAGCCTATTCCCTGGAGTACCACCATGAGCACCACCACCCCCGTGAACGTCGTCGTCCTGGACCAGCCGATCGTACGCGGCGAAATGACCATCGAGCAGATCACCCTACGCAAGCCCAACGCCGGCGAGCTGCGCGGCATCACCCTGTCCGACTTGCTGCAGCTGGACGTCAACGCCATCGTCCGCGTGACCCCGCGTATCAGCCAGCCCACCCTCACCGAGGCCGAGCTGCGCAACATGGATCCGGCCGACCTGGTCGACATGGGCGGGAAGATCGCTGGTTTTTTGCTGAAGAAGTCCGACAAGGCGGCGCTCTACCCCGCCACGTAGAAGATGCGATGGCGGATCTTGCCATCACCTTCCACTGGCAACCGGCCCAGCTCGATGCGCTGGGCCTTGCTGAATTGATGGACTGGCGCGAACGCGCCCGCAAACGAGTCGCCCCCGATGGCCAATGACCTGCAGATCCGCGTCCTCCTGTCCGCCCTGGACAAGGTCACGGCCCCACTCAAACGCATCGCCGGGGGCGGCAACGCGACCGCCCGGGCGCTCAAGGCGGCCCGGGACCGGGTCAAGGAGCTCAACCAGCAGCAGCAAGACATCAGCGCCTACCAGCGCCAGCGCGAGGCCGTGCGGCAGAGCGCCGAGGCCCTGGCCAAGGGCCAGGAGAAGCTGCGGTCCTACCGCGAGCAGCTCAAAGCTATGGACGCCCCGTCCGCCGCCTTCCAGAAGACCTTCGCCAACGCGGCCGCAGCCGTCGACAAGCTGCAGGCCAAGCACACCGCCCAGCGCACCGAGCTGCAGCGCCTGCTGCCGATCATGCGCGCCAGTGGCGTGGATACCCGCGACCTCGGCGGCGCCCAGGCGCGGCGGCAGGCGCAGATCACTAGCGCCAATGCCGCGATCGACACCCAGCGGGGCAAGCTCGATCGCCTCAATCGCACCCAGGAGAAGCTGGCCAGCGCACGCAACAAGCTCAAGCGCGGCCAGGAGCTCGCTGGCAACGCCGCCATGGCCGGCGCCAGTTCGGCCGCCACAGGTGCCGCGATCGGCGGCCCGGTGCTGGGCATGATCAAGGCCTTCGCCCCGGCCGAAGACGCCGCCACCCAGCTGCGTGCCTCCCTGATGCTGAGCGATGGTTCAGTCCCCAAGGAATTCAAGGAGATCTCCGACCTGGCCACGCGCCTGGGCGATCGCCTGCCCGGTACCACCGCCGAATTCCAGGAAATGATGACCATGCTGGTGCGCCAGGGGATGTCAGCCAAGACCATCCTCGGCGGCATGGGCGAAGCCGCCGCCTACCTGGGCGTCCAGCTCAAGATGCCGGTCACCGAGGCGGCTGAGTTCGCCGCCAAGATGCAGGACGCCACCCGCACCAGCGAGAAGGACCTCATGGGCCTGATGGACACCATCCAGCGCGGCTTTTACCTGGGCGTCGACTCCAACAACATGCTGGAGGGTTTCAGCAAGATCAGCCCGGCGCTGGACATCATCAAGAAGGAGGGCCTCGAGGCGGCCAATGCCCTTGCCCCCCTGCTGATCCAGCTCGACCAGAAAGCGATGGAAGGCGGCGCTGCAGGTAACGCGGTCCGAAAAATTCTGCAGATGGGTATGGCTACCGACAAGGTGGCCAAAGCCAACAAGGCGCTGGCCAAGCACAAGATCAAGCTGGACTTCACCGATGGTAAGGGTGAGTTCGGTGGCATCGAGAAACTCTATAGCCAGTTGGAGAAGCTGAAGAAGCTCGACACTGAAACCCGCCTGGGCATCACTAAAGAGATCTTCGGTGATGACGCGGAGACCCTGACGGCGTTGAATACCTTTATGTCCAACGGCATAGCGGGCTACCGCGACGTCCAGGGCAAGATGAAGGCCCAGGCGGACCTGCAGATGCGTGTCAACGAGCAGCTCAAGACCGTGACCAACCTCTGGGACGCCGCAACTGGTAGTTTCACCAACGCTCAAGCTCAGTTCGGGGCGTCAGTCGCGCCCCAGCTCAAGGAAATCATCACCTGGCTGACCGATGCTGCCTCCACCACGGGTGCCTGGGCCGAAGCCAATCCCACTCTAGCCGGCAACCTGGTCAAGGTCGCCGCCGTGATCTCGGCCGTATCTATCGCCTTTGGCACCCTGGCCCTGGGGTTGGCTGGGGTCCTCGGACCGTTCCTCGCGCTGCGCTTCATGCTTACCCAGGTTGGCATTCGGCTGCCGAGCCTGATCGGCCTGCTGTTCAACCTCGGCAAGACCGCCCTGCCACTGGTGGCCGCAGCCTTCCGGCTGCTCGGTGCCGCCGTGATGGCCAACCCCATCGCCGCCGTCATCTTCGGCCTGGTCACCGCCGGCCTCCTGCTCTACACCAACTGGAGCACCATCGTCCCATGGTTCAAAGGGATCTGGGAGGAGATGAAGCTAGACGCCAGCGGTGGTATTACCGGAATTGCCAAGCTGATCTTGGACTTCTCGCCGATCGGTCTCTTCTACCGCGCCTTCGCGGCGGTGCTGACCTACTTCGGCGTCGAGCTCCCGGCCAAATTCACCGACCTCGGCGGCATGATGATGCAGGGCCTGGTCAATGGCATCACCAGCGGCCTGGGCGCGGTGAAGAAGGCGGTGATGGGCGCCGGCGAGAGCGCGATCAACTTCTTCAAGGAGAAGCTCGACATCCACTCGCCCTCCCGCGTCTTCGCCTCCCTGGGTGAATTCACCATGCAGGGCCTGGCCATCGGCCTGGGCAAGGGGGAAGGCAGCCCGCTGGCTCAGATCGCCGATACCGCCAAGCGTATCGCTAGCGCCGGCGCGGTCGCCCTGGGCGTCGGCACAGCCGCCACCCCAGCGCTAGCCAACGGCATCACCTTTGACGACCGGCCTGCAATGTCAGCTGCAGCGCCTGCTGCTCCTGCTGCAGGGGATACCTACCACTTCCACATTGCTGCAGCCCCCGGCCAGGACCCTCAAGCGCTGGAACGGCAGATCCGAAGCATCATGGCCAGGATCGAGTCTGAGAAGGCCGCCCGTGGCCGTAGCAACCTCAAAGACAGGACCTGATCACCATGATGATGGCCCTCGGCAACTTCATCTTCAGCCTCTACACCCTCGCCTACCAGGAGCTGCAGCGGCAGACCGACTACCGTCACGCCAGCAGCTCCCGCGTGGGCGCGGCGCCGGCGCGCCAGTTCCTCGGCAAGGGCGACGACAGCATCACCCTGCCCGGCTGGCTCGCCCCGGAGCTCGCCGGCACGCCCAGCAGCCTGGACGTGCTGCGCTACATGGCCGGTACCGGCGGCGCCTGGCCGCTGATAGAGGGCAGCGGGCGGATCTACGGGCTCTGGGTCATCGAAAGCATTACCGAGACCAAGACGCTCTTCTTCCAAGACGGCACCCCGCGCCGCATCGAATTCAGCATCGCCCTCAAGCGCGTCGACGACGACACCGGCCGCGAGCTGCTCGGCGCCGGCATGGCCGGCATGGGTACCCTGCTGAGGAAGCTGCTGTGATCCAGGAGCTGCTCGACACCGCCACCGGCCAGTTCCGCACGCTCGGCCGCGACCTGGTGCAGGGCGCTACCTATGCTCAGGCACGCTACCGGGTGCTGGTCGACGGCAAGGACATCAGCGCCCTGATTGCCCCGCGGCTGATCAGCCTGGATCTGACGGACAACCGTGGCCTTGAGGCCGACCAGCTGAGCCTGGTGCTGTCCGACCACGACGGCCTGCTGGCCATCCCGCCCCGGGGTGCCAAGATCCGCTTGTGGCTCGGCTGGTCCACCACCGGCCTGATCGACAAGGGCAGCTATGTCGTCGACGAGACCGAGCACAGCGGCGCGCCTGACGTGCTCAGCATCCGCGCCCGCAGCGCCGACCTGCGCAAGGGCCTCAAGACCAAACGGGACCAGAGCTACAGCGCCACCACCCTGGGCGCCGTGCTGCGCGTCCTGGCCGCACGACAGGGGCTCACCCCTCTCATCGCGCCCGACCTCGAGGCGCAGCAGATCCTGCAGCTGGACCAGACCGGCGAATCGGACGCCAACCTCCTCACCCGCCTGGGCGAGGATTACGATGCGGTGGCCACCGTGAAGGCGGGTCGGCTGCTGTTCCTCCCAGCCGGCGGCGGCAAGGCCGTCAGCGGTGCCGACCTGGGCCACGTCACCCTCACCCGCAAGGACGGCGATCAGCACAGCTACCTGCAGGCTGATCGCGAGAGCTACGACGCCGTGCGCGCCTTCTACTACGACGTCAACAGCGCCAAGAAGCAGGAGGCCCTCGCCGGCGGCGGCGACAACGTGAAGGACCTACGCCACACCTACGCCGACCAGCTCTCCGCGCTGCGCGCCGCCCGGGCCGAATGGAACCGCCTGCAGCGCGGTACCGCCACCCTCACCTACCAGCTCGCCCTGGGTCGCCCAGAGCTGATGCCCGAACTCACCTACACCTTGCAGGGCGTGAAGGCCGAGATCGATGCCATCATCTGGTACGGGGGGAACGTGCAGCACAGCCTCACCGCGGACGGCGGCTACACCACGCGCCTCGAGCTGGAAGCCAAGCTTCCCGAGGACCTAGTCGCCGACTTAGTCGACGAGATCCAGGGCGACTACACCGGCATCATCGCCTACTACGGCGATCCTAAGACGGGCAAGGAACATACCCTGACTGAGGGCGACCAGAGCAAGCCGCGGAGGCTAAGGCATCTGTACGCCACCAAAGCAACGGCGAAGCGGGCGGTGGAGAGAGAGTGGAGGAAAATGACGCAGGGTTAAGTGGAGCAGATGGGTGGTTGAACGGTACTCGGCAAAACGCGGTCGGTTAATGGAAACATGCCGCCTCTTCAAAGCCCTGCACCAAGATTTCATGACCCATACGAAATCGTTGGTCCTTTTGATTGAGGACGAGCCGTTGATACGCGAGCTGCTAAGCGAGTTGCTCGCTGAACTGGGTACCTCGGTGATCGAGTTTGAAACGGCAGACGCCGGTATTGAGTACCTGTCAGCCTCCCCCGATATCTTTGACTTGATCATCACTGATGTGATGACGCCCGGCCGTTTCAATGGGCTAGGCTTGGCCAGCCTTGCGTCTCAGCGCTGGCCCACTATCCTCATTTTGGTCACGTCGGGCTATCCTGGCTCAGACCAATTCAAGTTGGGCGCCAAGGTAGGCTTCCTTAGTAAGCCGGGGGCACTACCAAAAACTCGAGAGCATCATCATGGCTTATCTGCCTAATCTGGACCTGGGATCTGCTTCCCGCTCGGCCGTGCGGTAGCGTTTTGGTTATGGGCGATACATTTCTATTCGATTCGAACGCTACCTACATCGTCATACCCAACGACGACACTGCAGCGCCGTCCAGTCTTTTGAAGGAGGGAAAGCTATTCCTCTTCCGCCACGGAAAGCTGGATCTTCAACAGGCCATGGGCGACATCCGAGGGGGCGTTCTCTACCTGCTGAACACAGACATCGTCATTGGAAGCCTTGTGGGGGACTGCCTAACCCTGAATCGTACGAAGGCGACCTTCACCGTCACCCCTTACGAGATTCCTACCAAGACGTGAAATGTTCCGGGTGTTCCCGCATAGGAGCCAGACCTATCGTCTCATCTGTCTAGCGCTACATCGCGGGCGCAACACGCCAAACCATCCCTCATCGCCCTCGCTGAATTAGCGGATCCCGCAGTAGCCAAAGTCACCTAGACCGGCCGTCTAACGCCCTGCGAACTCTCCTTGCCTAACCCCCCTCCGCGTCATATACCCCCGCGACAGCAGCTCCCGCCGAATCTGCTACCCAGGATCGGCGGGCACCCGCCCCACGTGAAGCGCCGCCTGGCCATACCGCGCATTGATCCGGTCTACCACCTGCATCAGCTCGCTGAGCCGCCCCGAGCTCATGCCCGAGCTCACCTACACCCTGCAGGGTGTGAAGACCGAGATCGACGCCATCGTCTGGTACGAGGGGAACGTGCAGCACAGCCTCACGGCAGACGGCGGCTACACCACGCGCCTGGAGCCGGAAGCCAAGCTGCCGGAAGAACTGGTCGCCGACCTAGTCGAGGAGATCCAGGGCGACTAA